CTCAATTTCCATCTCATATCCATAAGCAAGATGATGCGCTGGGATGCCTGACAAATAATGCAAATCTTTCTTTTCCACGAATATTCCGCAATCATCACCATCATTAATGAATCGCCATGTACACGGCAGATCCTTGAGGTAATTATACGTCAGTACACACATAATCAGCACATTCCCGAGTGCTGTATTCATGTCACCGGATGCTCGGCACCCCTCCACCTTGTACTTAATGGAACCGTCACACATATTGGCAAATCCAACCTGGTCACGCTGCCATCTAAGCAGTTCAGAAAATAAAGGGTCACTGTGCATCTGCTCGTAAAAAGAGTGCTCAAACTCTAACGCCTCTTTTGAAGTGTGTTGGTCGAACCTGCTAGCATCAAGACCAACGAAAGCAGGCTCTTTGAACTCTGACCAGTATGAGGCTATTGTTTCAGCTCGCTTCCACATGTTGTCACACTTTAACACAACATGGCTGCCAAACAGCCTGTCTATTGCCTTGTAGACAAGCTTCTCCATGGGGCGCAAGTACACACCAACGGCAATGTTGTACTCGGGAGTGCGCGGTTGGATTATTCTAGGACAAGGGTTCTTTTTTGTTGTACCATTATACAGCTCGGCCTTAATGAATGTCTTCAAATATCCATCCGACCTCCTTAGACCTCGTCGCTCTAAGTTGGCCAAGGCCGCCTCATACCTTTTACGCTTAGAACCTGTGTATGACTGGACAAACTCTTCAGCTGTCCAGACAGGTGGTAGAGCAGGCATGTGGCGCCTCAATCTTTTCAAAATGGGTTTTAAAAGGGTAAATGATGCTGTAGGTTTAGGGCAAGGGACAAAACCATCCTTGCCCTTAACATAGTACAATCTTTCGGTCAGCGCCCTGAGAGCAACGCTAACACTATTGTTATAAAAGAAAACATTGTTATGTACGTTATCAGAAAGCACGGCATAAGCCTTCCGAGTTTTCAACAATCCGACACGGCCCAACACACGGATGTTGTCATGTGCAAGTGTTACCACCGCTTCTGACCCATCCAAGACCGCGCGGCTCCACTATTTAGCACTCTCCATTTGCCCACGGAGCCATCCACCAAATATATTGGCCTCCTGCTCATGGACAGACTTCACAAAAGCTAACTTTATGGCTAGTGGAAAAATTCTTGCTCTCTGTCGGAGCCCCATACTATCGGGGGCATTGCGATTCAGCCAATCAGCCACCACTAGTTCATTAGCAGCGGAATGCTTAGGGTATTTCAAAGCTATCCTAGCCTTCAGTGCCAGA